GAAGTAGCCGCCCGCAGGCAAGCAGTCGCAAAATATTACCTCAAAAGAATTGATCAATCTAAAATAGTGGGACTCTTAAAAGAGGATGGTATAGAAGTATCTCAGCCTACAGTTTCTAGGGATATCACTTATTTAATTAACCAATGGAAAAAAAAGTCTGAAACTCTCATTGATGATCTCATAGCAAGAGAAGCGGCTGAACTTAATGAAATGGAAATGGAAGCGACGGGTAATTATTACGATGCAAAGGGCAGACCGCCGATTGATGAAGATGATTGTGGGATTTCCTCGGATCAGAACTCTATGGAAAAATGGATGCTCGTAAGGTTGAAAATTAAAGAAAGACGGGCTAAGATGTTGAAGTTGGATGGTCCTCAGAAGATTGAATTAGATGGCAATTTAAAGCATTCTGGGAAGATTGATATTAATACTCTTTCTGATGAACAACTTGTGGAAATAATAAACAATGAGCCTTAAAACGTATGTATAAGGCTCTATTTCACTTATCTTTTTTGTATAGATACTTATTTATATGATACTAACATTGTTAGTATCAATGACTAAATCTCACATAACAAAAGCTCAGAAAAACAGGGTTTATGTTTATATTCCTGCTGAGTATCGGGATGAGTTTAAAATTACCACCGATACGAAGGTAAATGTTGAAAAAATTAAAGGAAAACTTGTTATAACATTTCCAGGTGATGAGGATTGAAGACCTGCATAAAATGTGGATTGGTAGGGGAGGAATCCGAGTTCACGCCTAGGGAAAATTTGTGTAAAGCATGTAAGTCTAAACGTAAAAAGGAATGGGATATAAAAAACGCAGAGCACGTTAAGAGTTACACTGACAAATATAGAAACGAAAACAAGGATCGCAGATCTAAAAGTAAAAAGGAATGGGATATAAATAATTCCGAACATGTTAAAAGTTATGCTAAAGAATATAGAAAAGACAACAAGGAACATAAACTAATTACATCGAGGGCGTGGATAGCCAAAAACATTGAACATGTGACGAAAAAAAACAAAGAAAAGTACGCAAACGACCCAGATAAAGTAAAAGCAGCATATAAACAATGGGCTAAAAACAACCCAGATAAAATTAAAGAGTATGGAAAAAGAAAATATAACGTGGTTTACGATCCAGTAAAGGCACGCGAAAGGCAAAATGCATACCGGCACACACCGGCTGGAAATGCAAATATGCGTAAGCATAACCATGCTAGAAGAGGGATTGGTCACAATCCATTAAATGTGGTTTTTAAGGATTCAGAGGAACACCATTTACGATATAGCAATAGCGCGGAAGATAAAGACAATGATATGACTATTTATGTCCCGAAAGAGTTACATAAATCAATCAGACACAACGGCAATACTGGAAAAAACATGCGTGAAATAAACATCGCGTGTCTAGAGTGGTATTTTGCCAATACCCCCGCCGAAAGCAGAAATAAAAAAGCATTGGATCTGTATTTAAAATATTGTATGCTCCCTGAACCAACTTGGAAAAGTGAATCACTTACTGCATAACTTTATTATATACTTCCCCATATATAACATTTAGAATTTATATGGCAATTAACATCCCGCAAAGTGGAATAAATCGGAAGGAAGCCGCAAACAGACTTTTACAAAGACGAAAAGCTAGGGGTAATCTCCTAGACTTTACAACTTTCACAAAATCAGGCTATAGAATTAATTGGCATCACCGTCTAATATGTGAAAAATTAGACGAATTCGTTAAAGGGGAAAATAAAAGATTGATAATTTCCTGCCCACCGAGGCACGGGAAAAGCGAACTTGTTTCAAGAAGGTTCCCTGCTTATCTTTTAGGGAGAAATCCAGATACAAAAATAATAGCTTGTTCTTATTCTTCTGATCTTGCTTCACTCTTAAATAGAGATGTCCAGAGAATCATAGAATCACCTGAATATTCAGAATTGTTCCCAGACACCCGCTTAAACTCTTCTAATGTACGTACTACTTCTCAAGAAAGCTATCTCCGAAACTCTGATATTTTTGAAATCGTAGGACACCAAGGGGTTTATCGAAGTTCAGGAGTTGGGGGGAGCATAACCGGGATGGGCGGAAATTATTTGATAGTTGACGACCCTTTTCGTAGTCGGGCGGACGCAGAGAGTCCAACTATCAGGGCTAAAACATGGGAATGGTATTCAAGTACCTTGAGGACCCGCCGACAGAAAGGCGCGTCTATACTATTAACAGCAACACGTTGGCATGAATCGGATCTGACAGGCCATTTACTTGAGTTAGCTGAAACTGAACCAAATGCTGATCAATGGGAAGTAATAACCCTCCCTGCACTCTCAGAGGACGAAATTGCACCTTATGACCTGAGAACAGAACCGAATCAGGCTTTATGGGTTGATGAATACCCTGAAAAAGATTTACTCGGCACGAAAGCATCTTCTACTGTTTATGAATGGCTATCCCTCTACCAACAAAGACCTTCGGCGGCGGCTGGAAACCTAGTTAAAAAAGAACAATTCAAATATTGCTCCATTCACGGTGAAATACTAGACCTAGGAGAAGATAAACAGCACCTCCTGACACATTGTAAAATTTTTCAAACATGTGATCCGGCAGCATCCGAGAAAAAGACCGCGAATGATTTTGTTTTGGGTACATGGGTACAAACTCCAAATAACGACCTTGCCCTGATAGACATCCTAAAAACTCGAATGGAAACCCCAAAACATGTACCTCTATTTAAACAACAGTACATAAAATTTCATCCTGCGCAGCAATGGATAGAAACGGATGGGGTCGGACGGCCAACATTTCAATTACTGAAAGCCGAAGGACTTCCTATAGCCGAACTTAAAACATCAGGCCATGATAAATTAATACGTTTTATTCCAGCAGCTACCCGAATTACCGCAGGGGCAGTATATTTCTTAGCGGGCGCACCTTGGTTACACGACTATGAAACCGAGCTAATGGGATTCCCTAACGTTAAGCAGAATGGGCAAGTTGATGTTACAAGTTACGCAGTTCAGGTGGTAATTGAACATCCCTTCAAAACTAAAGGATTCGACGTTTCTAAGATGTTTCCCTCTAAAACTCGCTAAAATCTCACGAAATTGACGTTTTTTCGTATA